GCATTTGACACCACATTAGATGCGGATACAGTACCAACAAAATTTGTATTATTAGCAGTTAATGTAAGTACGTTAGCAGCTAATCCTGCAGTAGTTTGATAGTTAGCAAGATTGGCTGATAATTGTGCATTAGAAACTACGTTAGCAGCACTTACAGTACCAACAAAATTTGTATTGTTAGAAGTTAAAGTAGCTACGTTAGCAGCTAATCCAGCAGTAGTTTGGTAGTTTGATAAATTAGATGATAACTGTGCATTCGAAACTACGTTAGCAGCAGATACAGTACCAACAAAATTTGTATTATTTGCGGTCAGTGTTAATACATTAGCAGCTAATCCAACAATTGTTTGATAGTTAGCAAGATTAGAAGATAATTGCGAATTAGAAACTACGTTAGCAGCACTTACAGTACCAACAAAATTTGTATTATTTGCGGTCAGTGTTAATACATTAGCAGCTAATCCTGCGGTAGTTTGATAGTTAGCAAGGTTGGCTGATAACTGCGCATTTGAAACTACGTTAGCTGCGCTTACTGTACCAACAAAATTAGTATTGTTGGAAGTTAATGTAAGTACGTTAGCAGCTAATCCTGCACTCGTTTGGTAGTTTGCCAAATTAGAAGATAACTGCGCATTAGATACTACGTTAGCAGCTGATACTGTGCCAACAAATAATGTATTATTGGCAGTACCACTAAATGATGTTGAGTTGATAGTAGTATTGACTGAGGAATTGCCATGGCTGATTACAATAGTATCATTGCTAAAAAATACAAAATTAGAATAAACAACAACAGCGGAGTTTGCTAAATTAGTACCGATAGTAATATTAGTTTGGGAACCAGCTGCACCAGATGTGCCGATATTTAAAGTTTTAACATTTCCAGAAGTAGTTGCACCTGTAGCAATATTTACTACTTGGTTGGCTGTCGAAGTGCCAATAGAAATTGGACCAGTTTGCAATGGCCCACCAATTGTTATAACGCCTGTAGTTTGACTATTAACAGTAAAATTGCCTGATAATGTACTAAATGTAGCAGTTCCTGTATCAGTAAATGTACTAACAGTCACAGCACCTGTAAATCCACCAGTATTCCCAAGTATATTCCAACGATTTGTAGTACTGCCTAAATTGAAACCAACAGTATTTGAAATAGGATACAAACCAGTAGCGTTGGCGATCATACCATTGGTATATAAAGTATTAGAAACTACTGAATTAGCGGTAAGAGAATTTGCTGATATTACCCATAATGCAGAAGAATTGCCAAGAAGAACGGTATTGCTTGCTGGATTAAATGAAGTACCAGAAATTACTAAGTTTCCAGATAAAGTTCTGCTATCAGTATTTTGAACATATGAAGCTGCAGCAACGCCACCGAGATAATTTGAATTATTAGAAGTCAATGTAGCTACGTTAGCAGCTAATCCTGCAGTAGTTTGATAGTTAGCAAGATTACTTGTGAGCTGGCTTGAATTTACAAATGATTGACCTGTCACATATGCAACAGCGTTACTATAAGTAGTAGCATTATTAGCTAGCATTAATGCTGTGTTACTATACAAAGTTAAATTAGCAGTTAACTGTGCATTACTTACAACGTTCGCAGCAGCTAATCCTCCAATGTATAATGAATTATTTGCTGTTCCATTAATCGTTGAATTGAATGTAATTGTATTGGTAAATGTTTGAGTGTTAGACCAAGTATATTGTGCACTTGTATTAACACCAACAGAACCTAATGATTGCCAAATTACAGCTGTACCATTTGATGCGAGTAATTGGCCATTAGAACCAGCGGAATTGCTAGAATCAATTAAAGATGCATTAACAACAAGATTAGAAGCAAACGTAATAACATTTGTAAATGTATATTGCTGTGCTGTGTTTACACCGCCTCCACCACCGCCACCGTTAGCAACTATTGCGAAGTTATTGTTTAAATCATTGGCTGTAAGTATTTGGCCTTGGATGAATATATGTAAATTTGCCATTAACCTATAATTCCTCCAACGGTTCCAGAATCAAGAGCAATTGCATTTCTTGGTTCTTCTAATGGAGCTAACGTATCAGAACTACCTGTTATTATTGTCGCACCACAATAACATATACTACCAACAACTGCAGTAACAGCATCTTCGCAATAAAAATTTCCAGAACCATTAATAATTGGTGTAATGCCATGTCCTGGAATAGGGCAGCTGTGAAGATCACCTGCGCGAGCGACGAGAATACCATCAACATACGTTTCCGCTGCAGATGATATCACTACTCCGCCATGATCGCTAGTATCCCCTAATCTTACTACACTTGGCATATTAGACCTTATTCGTTAACATTAACAGTAGTAGAGTTTATAACGATATTGTCACTTGTTATATCAATAATAGAATTACCAATAGTCAAAACAATACTCGATGGATTTACAAAAATACTAGCTTTTCCAACTTGTAATTTTATAGAAGTATCACTGTCAATAACGATAGTGTCAAACGCTTTTATTCTAAGTTTTCCTGAGTCGATTTGCATATCAACATTGCCATCTTGACTATTTATACCCCATTCGCCATATAAAATATCAGTTTTGTTTCCGTGGACTGATCTTACTTCATCGCCCTCAATATTATCGTGTACATTTCCGTTACGGTCTTGTACTAGATCGCCGTCAATAGTATTAAAAACATCACCGCTTGAATGGTGGTATTTACTGTCTGTTGTTCCGTGAAGTTGATGACCTGAACCGCCATGATAATCATCACCATTTATTTCTTTGCTTACGCCACTATCATGATTTTGTCTTGAGCCACCACTAACTTTCACATCATGATTGCCATCTACCGTAGTAGAAGAACCATTGCCACTATATGTCCAAGTTCCATTTGCAGTAGCTTCAACTTTAGAACCGTCAGCCGCATGTCCATAATAAGAACCTGATGGTTGTATTTGAAAAAATGATTCCATTCCTGGAGTAATATTATTGATCGTTTGTCCACCGCCAGCATCTTGCGTTACGTGGACATATGGATAATTTCCGTCAAATACAATTTTAGGATGTTTTTGATTATAATCTGTCATTTTAAATTTTCGTTACAGTTGGTTCATGAACAGTAGCACTAGGAACAAATGTTAAATTATATTGTTGCCCTGTGTCAGGCGAAGTTATTGTTTCAGATATAACACCACTTCCTCCAGCAAGTTGATCATCATATGATTTTTTCAATGCGAGATATTTACAACCATTAATTAAATCAGCATCAGCTTGATCTGGAGTATCAGTAAGGGCTGCTTGCATGCTATCTTTTTTCTTTTGTAAATTTGCTTGATTTTGAGTAAATTCTGTCATTGTGTTTTGCATAGAACCATTAAGAACCGATTGCGGTAAATGATTTTGAATAACACCAGTAATTGCAGCACCAAGATTTCCAGTAAGTAAACTTTTAGCTAAATTTAACATCGATGCTAAACTAACACCTGAACCAAGTATTTTTGTCAAACTATCTGCATTCATACCAGCTAAACCGCCTACTAATAATCCACTAAGAACTGCAGATGTTAAACTTCCAGAATTAATGTGCGGTAAAAAAGAAGATGAAATTGAGGCAATAGAATTTCCTTGAACGTGTTCTTGTGCAGATGCATAATTAGGTTCACCATTTCTTAATGTGTAAACGAAATCGCCATTTGGGCCTTTCCATTGAATATATCCAGGAAATGGATCGCTCACAGCTGCATAATATTGCTGTATATAAAGGTTAGGTACTACTTTAACAATAAGATTTGCTGGTGGTCTAGGCGTATTTGGACCAATAACATTTGATTTTGGTGGTGTATATGCTGAAGTAGTTCCATTATTACTTACCGCACTGGATACTGCTAAAGTAACACCAATACTTAATGCTTTTCCTAATATTGGCCCAAGATTAGCTCCCCCAACAGAACCTAGAATAGAGCTAATAGTATTTGTCAAACCAAATTCATTTGCTAAATTTCCAATAACACTACCAAGAATAGTGCCCATCATATTAGTTTGACCAAGTGGACTTGTCATCGATATAATGTTACGAATATTTGAAAAATTTGATACCATATTTGGAAGCGAAGCACTTTTACTATCAGGATCAACTTGTTTGATTGTATCAAGAATGTGTTGGCCAGGAGCAGCGCTTGCTATCGATGGTGTATTAGGTTGTTTAAAACTTTTATCAAGTTCTGTTCTTATATTAACACCATCTTTATTTGTTAATTGTGAAGGATCTGATTTGCCAGAATTAATATCAGTAACAACTAAACGAGCAGTGTTTAATATACTAAATGGATTAATAAATGGAGGAGGGCTTTGATTTTGCGATGGAGCTGGTGCGCTTCCTTTACTAATATCTACCTGAGGAATACCGTCATTTGTTGTACCGTCAATAAATTCGCCAGCTTTACCAAATGAACCAATAATGATTGGATATTGATGATCTGAATCAGCCCAAAATCCTGCAACCTTTGAACCTTTTACTAATCCTAATGGAGTAGTGCCAATTTTACCAAATGCTGCTGATGTAACAGGTTGCATTGGCAACGCCCATGGAAGGTCATCATCAGGTATATTACTTTTATCATCATGACGACCAAATACACGAATTTGTACACGACCTGATTGATCAGGGTCATATACATTTACAACTTCAGCAATCCACCAAGAAAATGATTGTCCAAGATCTCTTTCGGTCATACGCCATTCTCCAAATTGCCTTTAATACATTCAACAACACATGTATATCTTGGTCTTTCTCCTAATAAACCTATGTCGTGATGTATTCTTGATATCAAAAAGTTACCATCTAACATTTCATCATCTTCTCTTGGTCCTGTTGTACCAATTTTTTTAGGTAAGTTGATTGTAACAACAGATCCAGGAGTTAAATTAAAATCTCCATATACTCTCATCTTTAAACTATTTTGTAGAAGAGCTGAAAGGTATGATTGTAAATCTGCTGTATTATCAGGAATGTGAGTATTAGCTCTTTGAGAAGTATCAGCTGGAATTAATGATTGTGGTGGAATTTTTGGTGTAAGATATTTTTGCTTAAAAGTAGAAGAATCATAAGCACCATTTCCACCAGTAGTATACTGAGTCGAATCAGTTACAATATCATTCGAAACATACGTATGTGTTCTGTATTCAAATTGTGTTACACGTCTAGTGCCACCAAATTTAATTCTATCAACAGTGTTGAAAATTTTAGGAATTTCTAAAGAAATAATATTGTTTTCAGGTTTATTGTAAATGCTACTATTGATAGAATCACTTTGAGTAAATGTTTTTACTGGTGAATTTTTAAATAATTTTTCAATAGTAGAAAATGTATATGATTGTTTTCCATTATCTCTTGTTTCGAAATAAACATAAAGTGATGATTTGTTTTGATCTGAAATAGATCTTTTTTTCATCATATCAATTGCTTTAAATGGATTGTGATGAGGAACAACAATATTTTGGTTGCCTTTGGTATCTTCTACCGTAATAGGTTTTGTGCTTTTTAAATAATTTTTATGGATATCCTGAACAGCGTCAGATATTAAACCTTTATAGCTTTTCTGGACATAATTTGTCTTAGCTTGTAATGCTTCTTCAGAAACACATTTTAAAGTATACAATTTTGAATTGAGCGTTTGTGTTGCCATATTCGCATCTTCTAAAGTATACAATGCGAAATTAAATTCATTAGATGTACCATCAGGCATTTCAATTTGCAAATTGATAGTTTCATCACCTACGATTTTTATCTGACCTATTTGATCATCCGTGTCTAATACTTTTATGTAAGCAATAGTGCCTGGATGAAAAATAGTTTCAAAAATTGATGCTGAAGAAAATGCATAACCTAAATCCAATGAACCTCTAGGCGAGGACAAAGTAAATGAAGTTATTGCTATATCACCTGGAACGTAATTATCAACCATTTAATATCTTTGTCAATTGTTTCGAAATTGGAAAAGCTAAATTTTTATTTACTAAATTTATAGATTTGTTTGCTTCGTTCAATTCATTTTCATAATCATAAGTGTAAACTGGATCCCAATAGCTTGCCTCTATAGCTGGTATATTATTAGCAACAGAAGCAACTGCAGTAAATGCAACATTCGTTAAACTTGCATTGCCAAATAGATAACTGCTGCCAGTAATAATAACGGTACTGTTTGGATAAAGAGTTCCGGAAACATTATTAATTAATACTGATGTACTGTTAGATGTTACAACCTGACCTTTACCAGTATAATTAGCATTGAAATTAATCGTTACAATTTCACCTTCCATAAAACTCGGTGCACCATTCGCATACACACCATTCGCACTATAATTTATAATTGAATTGGTGTTAATTGACCAATCAATTTTAGATCTAAAATAAGAAATAATATTGCCTTGATTATCATAATACGGTTCATAAAATTTATAAAGATTTGGATCTAATGCATTATAATTTGAAACACTAATTGTTCCAGGACTATTATACCAATTATTTCTATAAAACATAACACTATTTTGTAATACAGGAATAGATGTGTTATATTTTGATGTTATATAATTGTTAAAATCTGCAGCTGAAAGATACCACTGATAGTATGGATCAATAATACCATTGGTAAGATACATCATCCAACTTATATATTGATCAGAATAATAATTATCTGCAATTTGATCTGGTCTTTGACCTTGAACAACATCAAAAGGATAATAAAAATTAGGTGTATTTTTTGGTGTATTATATACTACTGCTCGTTCCATAATATTGATTACGGCAGTGTTAGAATAATTGATAACAGGAAATTTTACGAAATATCTTTCAGCCATTATTGTTCCTTATCTAGATCCTGGAGGACCATTACTGCCAGTATAATTAGTTTGTGTAGCAGTTTGATCATTTGTTTGTGCAGCTGTAGCTGAAGCTATATCTCCTATGCTTGATGAAGAAAGAACATTTTCTCTCAACCAATATTCAATTTCATGAAGATCAACTCTAAAATCAATTAATGTTGGAGCGTTTGTTCCTTGGAAAAAAGAAGGAACACCGCCTCCAGCATAATTAATGCTTACATTTGTGATGGCGCATGGTTTAAATTCATAAAGATAATTGCTTGGCGTTAATGTAATCAAAGCTAAATTCGGATAGGATAGAAATACACCTTTAGTCCCAGGTTGTAATGCTGGTAAAGCATTTGTTTTGAATGCTTGAACGATTGATACTATAGCATCTGATTCTTGTGGTGATCTTGGAGCAAATCTCCAACTAAAAGAATGTGTTTTAAAAGTTGGCGATTTAAATAACATAGTTAAAAATGGATTTTGCGCAAGACCAAGTAATTGATAACCTTGATCTGTTAAATTACCAAAACCTAAACCATTGACTGCTTTTGCTGCTAAATCAACAGCGCCACCAGCCAGTGCGCCAGTACCAGCTTGTTTAACTATAGATCCTAAACTAGCATTACCTTGTTGATAATCTTGAAGTCCATTTTCAATAGCAGCACCAATAATAGGATCTGTTTGGGTTGAAGCCCATTCAATACTTTGACTATCTAATAAATTTACAGGAATAGGAAGTTGAACACCACCAACTCTTGGAAATGATGGTTGTTCGAATATAGAACGTCTTTGATATTTTACAAACTGAAAATTTATATTGTAATTTTCCGGAAGATCCATAGGATATTTAATTTGTTCACCGCCAGCATATGATGCAGCGGATCCAGGAGGAGCATTTAATACAGAATTAACAAATCCACCTATAGTATTTGCTGTATTGTAAACTAAAGCACCTACAGCCATCGAAGTTAAAGACATATGAATTTCCTATAAATACTTTATTACTACTTAGATGAGATTTTGATATGGCATATAAAGGTACATTTCGTCCCAAAAATCCAAATAAATATGATGGAAACCCATCAAACATTATTTATCGTTCTAGATGGGAATTAGTATGCATGATGCGATTCGATGATGACCCAAACGTAATTAAATGGTCATCAGAAGAAGTTATTGTTCCTTACCGTTCACCTATTGATGGTAAAATTCATCGTTATTTTCCTGATTTTATAGTAAAAATAAAAAATAAAGAAGGTTTGATTGAAACAAAAATGATTGAGATTAAACCATATTCTCAAACCAAACCACCTGAAAAACAAAAAAACGTAACAAGAAAATACCTTAATGAAGTAGCTACTTGGGGCAAAAACGATGCGAAATGGAAAGCAGCGGCTTCATATTGTTCTGACCGTAGATGGACTTTTCACGTAATAACAGAAAGAGAATTGGGGCTTAACTTTTAATGGCATACATATTCCAACAAATTGCTGATAATGCAACAATAAAATATTATTCGCAAGACCAAACGGAACAGTCTTCACGCGATTGGTATCGTAATACAGCGGCAGCAGTAAAAACAGTTAATACTGTTAAAATGATGAATGACAAACAAAATATCGTCAGTAAACTTGATATTAATTCAATTGGCAAGATGTATATGTTTTTTTATGACCCAAAGTTAAAAGCAACACTTCCATACTACGATACTTTTCCTTTAGTATTCCCAATAGATTTTAAAGAAAATGGTTTTTTAGGAATTAATCTTCACTATTTACCGCCATATCTTCGTGCAAAATTAATGGACAATCTCTACAAGACTGCTAATAACACTAAATATGACAATAGTACAAAATTAAAAATTTCATATCAAACATTAAACAGTTCTTCGCAATTAAGTTACTTCAAGCCGTGCTTAAAAATGTACCTTTGGGATCATGTTGTTGGAAGTAACTATCTTAATGTTGAAACGAAAAATTGGGATGCTGCTTTAATGTTACCGACTGAAAGATTTAAAAAAGCATCAAAAGAAACAGTGTTTAAAGATTCAGTAAGAGCAACAAGATAATGCCAGCATTCAATATATCAGAATTTAAATCTAACATATCAGAATATGGTATTTTACAGAACAATAAGTTTTCTGTTTTTATTCCGATATCTCCGAATGTTCTAGTAAGCACATTTACTAATACACTTGATCCACTTTTTACTATTGATAGTATGAGAGCTTTACAGTTCCGTGCTGAGGCTGCTTCCGTTCCTGGATTTAGTTTACAAACTCAAGACGTGCGTGTTCAGGGTACTGGTGTAAATCAGAAAATGCCGTTTAATGCATTATTTCCTGATGTCAATGTTACATTTCTTGCAGATAGTGGCGCAGACATTTACAAATATTTTTATTCTTGGTTTTCTAACATAGTAGATTTTACTGGCTCTAGTTTTTCATTTTATCCTTCACCTTCATATGAAGTAGGATATAAATCAGATTACGTAACAGATATATCAATATTAGTTTATGATAATTTTGGCAATTTAACAAAACAAATTATTCTTTATGAAGCATTTCCAGATTCTATTACTGAGATACCATTAGATTGGGCTGATAAAGATAGACCAATGAAATTTACTGTAAAGTTTGCATATACTCGTTGGGGTATATATGGAATAAACAATATTATTGGCGGTATTGCATCAGCTGCAACAAGTTTCTTTTCATCTGGTTTGGGGAGCAGTATTTTTGGTGGTGATGGCAATCCAGTCGGCGGTTCTGTTGCTGCACCTTCAACAGAATCTGGTTCTTTTGGTTTTGCTGATGCTGCTTCAACTGGTGGTACTACTACTGCTACCACAGGAACTACTGATACATCTTATTTGTTTAGTTCATCAGAAGGCAGTACTTCATCAAGTACTGATACATCTTATCTATATTAATAATTAACTGGAGTATATTATGTTACCTAAAATTTCGTTTCCTACTTTTACTATCGAAATACCTTCAACTAAGAAAAAAGAAATGTTTAGGCCATTTCTCGTCAAAGAAGAAAAAATTCTTCTCATGGCTAAACTTTCTGAAAAAGATGAGGATATTTTAACAGCTATCAAACAAATTGTTAATAACTGTGCTATCGATGAAACATTTGATGTTGATAATTTGTCGATATTTGATCTAGAATATTTGTTTATTAAAATTAGGGCTGCTTCTGTCGAAGATATTGTAAAGGTTTCGTATAAAGATAATGAAGATAATAAAATTTACGATTTTGAAGTTAATCTTAATAATATTAAAATTATTTTTCCTGATAAAATAGAAAATAATATTAAAATTGGTGATGATACTGGTATTATTATGAAATATCCAAATGCTTCAATTTATGATGATAAAGAATTTTTAAATTCAGGTAATGATGCATTGTTTAATCTTATCATTAAATGCATAGATAAAATTTATGATGGCGAAGAAATGTATGACGTAAAAAGTTACAAAAAAGAAGATGTAGAAAATTTCTTAGAAAGTCTTGACGTTAAAACTTTTGAAAAAATTAAAAACTTCATGACTAACCAACCAAAAATGTCATATGATATTAAATACACTAATGCCAACGGTAAAGAAAGAACTATTAACTTATCCTCGTTATCTGATTTTTTTACCTTACGCTGAGTCATAATACGCTTCAAAACTATTATACTATGATATTTTCATTAGCTCAGCATCATAAATATTCGATAACTGAAATTGAAAATTTATTTCCTTTTGAAAGAGATGTATATTATGAAATGATTATGGACTATCTTCATGAGAAGGAAGAAAAGATGAAACAACAAAATGGCTAAATTTGGCAATACTGCAGTTGATGAAAATGCTCCTGATCCAGTAGCACCAACACCTGCACCCGTTGTCCAACCTTCTGTTGTTATCATAGACAATAACAATAACAGTTCATCAAACAATAATAATTCGCAAAATATACAAACAATGCAGTTAGCCACTGCACAAGCTCAAGCACAGGCTTCAGTTGGTCTTTCGCAAACTTCTATTGATAAAGAAGTTGTTGATGAACAATTAAAACAAGAAGAAGAACATTGGGTAAAAGCATATTGGAGGCCAGCCATGGGTTGGCTCTATATGCTTATTTGTTTTATGGACTTTGTTGGTTTTCCAATGTTAACAATATTTCTTCCAGTAATCTATAAAGGATTAGGCGTCCAATTTACATACACCCCATGGGTATCACTAACATTATCAAACGGCGGTCTTATTCATCTTGCATTTGGTACTATTCTTGGCGTTTCGGCATGGACAAGAGGACAAGAAAAATTAGCAAAAGTAGGTAGCAACTAATGGCAGGTACAATCGAACTCAGCGAAAAAGCATTTCAACAGATGCTTAAAAAAATTGAAGAACAAGGTGGTGGTGCAACACATCTTCAAGAAAGGCTTGCTGAATTAAAAGATGCAGGTATTGCAAATGCTACTGCTAATTCACCAGCAGTAAAACAATCAAATAAAATGTTAGCACAAGCTATCAGTGAATCAATTGTTTCTGGATTATCAAAAACATTAGCTAATGTTATAAAAGAAAATAGTAATGATGAAAAACTTGAGAGATTAATTACTCAAGATAAAGAAGAAATGGATACTCTTAATTCAAGTGTTGGTAATCTTACAGGCGAAGTTATTACAACAAATAGTTTATTAACTGACATATACAGATTACAACAATCTCAATTAGATGCAATGAGACAACTAACAGTTGGTATGCAACAAAGTAGTTCTGGTATAGGAAGCGCAATTCTTAATGGAATAGGAACAGCATTAGAATATATTGGTTTAAAAACATTAATTAATAAATTGTTAGGATCTAGTGAAAAAGATTTAGCAAAAGCTGCTGAAAAGGGTGGAGTAAAATTTGCAGAAGATGCTGGTAAAACAGCAGGTAAAGCCGCTGAAGCTGGTGAAAAAACAGCTGCTGATGCTGCAAAAATTGCTGAAAAAACAGCTGCAGATGAAGCCAAAGAAATGGCAAAACTAACAAGTAAAGCTGGCCAAGATGCATCAAAAGTTGCAGCAAAAGAAGCAGAAGAATTTGCAGCAAAAGAAGCAGAAAATGTAGCGAAACTTTCTGGCACTGCAGCAAAAGATGCAGAAAACATTGGCAAGGCAGCGAAAGATAGCAAAGTTGTTGGTAAAACTTTTACTGGCATTGGTAGTATAGAAAAATTTGTATTTCCTCCTAGAGAAGTTATTATGGAAGCTACAAAAACTTCTTTCCTTAAAAGAGGATGGCAAGCAGTACTTAAAAAAATACCATTGCTTGGTTTTGCAGCTGGTGGTATTTTTGCTTATATCAGATGGTCTGAAGGCGATATTAATGGAGCTGTGCAAGAAATAGCTAGTGGCGCAACTGGTACTATACCTTATATTGGAACGACAGCAAGTGTTGTTATCGACGTAAATCTTATGGTCAGAGATATTGTTTCTGCAGCTACAGCTACAGCAGAAAATCCTAGAGGATTAGATATTTTAGAATTAGAAGGTTTAGGTTCAAATGAGGAAGTAAAGGCATTTTTAAGAAATGTTTTAGAATCCATAAGAGAATATATGAAACAAGATTTGAATATATATTTTCCAACTTGGCAAAGTGTATATGACAAATTATCTATTGCTGGAAAACAAATTTCTAAAGGAATTAGTTTTGTTCCTGAAGATTTTGAAAAAAATAGATTAAATGAGTTAAGAAGAAAAGCTGAAATTTTCAATGGACCTGATACAACAGCGACAGATCAATCTTCTGAATTTAGAGATACAGGTATAGATGGTATAATGCCATGGAAAATGAATTCTGACACTCCAGGAACATACAACAAATATACTGGAACAATTTATAATGACGATTTCCGTAATCGTGGTATAGGCGCTACTGATGCAACTGGTGATACAAACATCAGTGGCGGCGTTGGCGCTGGTACTTCAGTAAGAAAAGAAACACCATTTAAAACAGATAATGGTGGAATGATTCCAATCGGCCAATACAAATCTTCTGTTAATAAAGTTATGAGTAAAGAAGTATATGATTATCTAAAATCAAAAGGTCTTGATGATAATCATGCTATTGGTATGCTTGCTAATATTCAAGCTGAATCTAGTTTCAATGCTGGTGCTGTTGGCGACAACGGTACTTCTGGTGGTTTATTCCAACATCATGGTTCACGTTTTAGAGCCATGGTTTCTGCAGCTGGTCAAGACTGGCAGAACAATTGGAAAGGTCAAATCGATTACGCCCTATCAGAACAAGATTCTAAAATGTTCTTAGGAATGAATTTTAAATCACCAGAGGAAGCTTCTGCTTGGTTTACTTCTAAATGGGAAAGACCAAAAGATCCATCAGAAGCAACTAAAAGACTTGGTTTTGTTGAACAATTTAAAAAGATGTTTACTGGCAACGACGCAACTGTTGCGACCGCCCCACAAAAGAGCGGAGCGGCTGTCAACCAAACTTCATCGATGTTAGAAAATAATAGTGGTAAGAATAACTTTACCGATGCATTAAACAATAATGGTGGTGGAGGCTCAACACCTCCACCAGTTGTCGGTCAAATATCAAATCCAAAAATTGCCGATGCTGGCAAGGTTAATGGACCTGTTGGTGCTGCTGAGCATGACGTTAGAGATCTTCTAATGTCACAAGCTGCTTAATCAAGCACGAGCAGCTAGCTTATTAAAGAACTCCAAGCTATCATCATCGTCATCATCAGCGGCTATAACTGGTGCTGGCTTTGACTTGATGGTAGGAGCAGGAGTCTCATTCCAAGGTGCATCATCCTCATCGATAGAAGCAGCAGTCGCACGTGCAGCGGCTGGAGTCTTACCGAGTGTAGAATTATCAAGACCAAGAACCTTGTTCAGCTTCGCCTTCAATTCATCATAAGACTTGAAGTTAGAAGGAGCAAGGAAGTCTTGAAGTGAATGCTCTTTCTTCCAAACTGCTTCCATTTCAGAATCATCATCAAACAATGGACCAGATGCTGAAAATTCAGAACGGTCGTAATTACGATAACCATCGACATTACGAATCTTCAACTTGAGATTAGCACCTTCCCAAAGATCGAATGGGTTAGTTGGCTTTTCTCCAGGAAACTGAGGATTCATAAGATCATTGAGCTTATCCCAGATCTTCTTGCCATAACGGAACAAGAATACCTTACCTTCGTTCTCAGGATTTTGCTGATCCGTAATAACATAGATATTGGAAATAAAGTTCAGCTTACGCTTTTGAGTACGAGCAATTTCCTTATCTGATTCGATGCCAGAGTTCCAAAGCTGCGTATTGAGCTCACCTACGGGATCGGTCTTACCGATAGTAGTCAGTGAGTTTTCAATATACCAAGAGCCTGTTGGACCCTTGAAACCGTGTTCAAACATACGAATGAAAGGAACATCTTCGCCAGTCGGTGCTGGGAGGAAACGGACAACGGCATAACCATTGCCAGCCTTGTCAACAGCAGGATACCAAAAACGATCATCGTTCTTCTTATCGCTACCTTGATTAGATGAGAGCTTTGTCAATTCAGCGTTGAGCTTATCGAGT